GCAGTCTGATCTGACAAAATACCAGTACCTAAAACACCGTTAACAGGGTCTCCGATAGTAAATGGGTTACCGAAGGTAGCGCCAGAACTAAAGTTAAGGCTTATATTAAGTACTGGTAATGACATGTTATCTGAAAGGGTTAATAGATGAGAAAGAACCTGAGGCAGATGAGTTAATCAAACCATTGCGCAATTCATTTAATAATCCTTCTGTAGCACCATTGACTGTAACATTGATAACTTGACCATTTCTGTCAAGACCTTGGCTCATATAATACTGCTCTGCCTGAGCCTGTAACCTGTATGACATGGAAGCCATGATTGCTTCAGACTGGGCTACTGTTGCAGGCTTGCTTTGTAAGGCTGCTAATTGAGAAGCACTCATTTTGTTTTGTGGGTTAATGTCAGCAAACATTACACCGTCTTTAGTAAATGGTGCTGCGATTGCTTCAGTTCTAGAACCTGTTAAACCTTGAGTTGTACCCATTGAAGCAAGTAATTTCTTTAGCATTTCAATTTGAGCAATTAACAAATCAATATCTTTAGACCAACCCTCAAACGGATAAAGCGCTTTAGGTAATTTGGCAATAGCCTCAGCAAGGTTAGTAGTTTGTAATTGAGACTTAATTAACTCAGTTGCCAACTTAGCAGCCTCGTTTGCGTTTTGCTGCAATAAAGCCAATTGTAAAGATAACCTTAGTTTTTCTTGATCTGTTACCTTGTTTTGTAATGCTGCATAAATTTGGATTTGTTCTATATCAAAGATGCTAGATATTTGCTCTAACTTTTTACGATCAGCCTCAAGTTTTCTTTGTTGGGCAACTAAAGCCTTTTCCTTGGCAATTGCGGCTAATCTTGATGCCGCTAACTTCTTTGCCTCTGCCTGTAACTTTAATTGCTCTTTGTAAGCCTTTACATCCATGGTTCTTGAAACAGGATTAAAGGGTACGGCTAAGTTTAATTTAGACTCAAACCGAGGGTCATCTGGGGATAAAGTTGGATTTTGTAAACCTGTTTTAGTAATTAAAATAAACTTACTAAAACCTTTAATTAAACCAGATATTTTTGAAGCAAGAGTATCAATGCTGCTGCCATATTTTTCAGGGTCTCCAAAAGCAGCATCTAAAGCACCAACTAATTCCTTGCCAATCATTTCTTTAGCATCTTCAGTTTTTGCTCTTAAAATGTCCATCTTGCCAGCAAAAGACTCAGCCGCTATTCTTGCTTGACCTTCAAACCTATTACTTAAATACTTTGTGACTTTATCTAAATCCATTGTTTTTAATTCGGCTTGAGTTAAACCAATTCCAAGTTTGCCAAGTGCGGTGTTTTCCCCAAGTGCTGCCTTGGCTAACGCATCTGTTACCGCTTGAAGATTAGCACCTGTTCCAGCCGAAGTATCTAAGGCTACTGAAAGTAAATCTTGAGCCTTTTTAGCATCTAATGTGGCGTTAACTAAATTACTAAATGCCGGACGGAGTTGGTCATCTAGAACTCCGGTTGTGTTTTGCAAGTTTTGAATAAATCCAGCAGTGCTTAATACTGCATAACTTTGGCCTAAATTTTCTAATGTTTTAGATAATTGGTTGGCTGCCTTTGTGTCATCTGCAAAAGCCTTAATGGAACTTTTACCAAATTTTAAAGTTTGATAAGCACCTAAAGCAATGCCTAAGGTCTTGGCTGATTTGGTTAAAACATTAAGTGACTTGTTTGCTGCCTTTACGCCTTTGTCTTTATAGGTGCTGACAATTGGGATTTCAATACCTGATGCACTCATGCTGCAAGTCCTAATCTACGCTTTGTACTTGAATTAAATTTTAAAATGGCTGTATCAATAGCCTTGAAAGTTGCCTTAGTTACTTTGCCTTGATCTTTAGCAAAAGCGGCATAAAGTAATCTACCCTTGTTCTTGCGTCCTCTACCAATACTTTCTAGTCTAGCCTCATCATCAATAGAGTTTACAAAATGATAACCTGCAAAAGGGTTATTGCTGTTGTAGTTTCTTGTTGCCCTTGCAATCTTTTTGCCTTTGTAAAAATAATAACCTTCAGTACCTTGAGTAATTTGGTTTTGATAATAAGTACTTTGAACAGGCGCTCGCCCATCAGGGTTCTTTCTTCCTGCTGTTTCATAAATAGCGCCAGCAGCAGACCTGTTTAATAATCTATAAACATTAACAAATCCAGAATTATTTCGGCGTGAACGCCCTAAAGAATAAGTTAAACCTTTACGGATAACATCTGGGTTGTACTTAGGAAATCCTCTTGCTTTGCCGGCAGTCCTAGAAACAACTTCTTTGCCTTGATCTTGCCAGCCACTCAAACCCTGTATTTGATTTGGTACATTAGTTCTGGCTTCATTTACAACTTCACGCATGGCGGAACGAATTTCTTTGTTCATCTCTTTGTAAAGGTCAGGCGCAAACTTCTTTAAGGCTTTTTGAACCTCAACGATACCTTTTACCTCTACTGGCATTTTCCACCTTCTTTGATCTATCTTTTAGATAAGCCAATGTTGCTAAAAACATTGATCTATCCATGTTAATAAATTCGCTATGCGGTATGCCTGTCTCAACTGCTAGTGACGCAATTAAATAAGTGAGGTCATACCGCGTTACCCATTTGGGGAATCGGCGTCCATAAGTTCTACTTTTGCAAGTGTCTCAAGGTACTTATCCCCAAACGGTGCAACTGTTACACCAGAACGGCGTTCTGCTTCCCATGAAAGCCAATAAACATCCGACTGGCGTTCTTCGTCTCTGAATCTTTTATGAAATCCAGTTTTGAAATTTTGTTCAAACGCATACTCAAGTGCAGGGGTGATGTCATAATCTGCCACTTCCCCTGAAGCCTTGGACACTCTGAGTTTAATCATTTATTACTCCTTAGAAAGTACCTGTTGTAGCAACGGCAACTGCACCGTTGATAGTCCATGTTACATCCTGAGTACCCAAATCGCCTACTGCACCGTTAATGTCGGTTGTGTTATTTACTAATGCAGTAAATGTGTAAAGAGGGTTTGTTGCGCTAACAGCAGTTGCAGCCTCTTGCAATAGAACGCAGGTAACTGAAGTACCCCATGCGCTCTGCAAGGTCTGTAAAACTTCGCTTGTCGCGGTGTCATTTAGGAAAGAAATTGTCACTGAAGACGCTTCCAAGCCTTTTACGAATTTGTGACCTGTATCACCCATTGCGGTGACCTCAAGTTCATCAAATGAACGGTTTAATGTGACGGCGGTCACATGGTCAGAAAGGTCAACGGAATTAACCTTTACGCCGACCTTGTTATTTAGAAATACAGCCATTGGTTATTCCTCATCTTTCTTTGAGACTGGTTTTGGCTTATCTGTTTTTGCTACTTGCCCGACTTTTTCAAGCCAAGCCTTGTCCTCTGAAGGAACATCTATAATTTCACTCATTGTTAACTCCAACTTGTCATGATTGATACGGACAGTTCTGCTGTAAGCATCTCACCGGCAACACCTGATAAAACAGTTGGTGCGGATACATTGCCAACACTTATTTTTAATGTGGTTGATGCTGCTAGTTTATTAAACACGCCAACCAACATATCTTCAATGCCTATTAGATTGCCTTGGTTATCTAACATTGGCACGATCATTACAATTTTAAAATTAGCCTTAGGTGCAACACTTGAGTAGATATTGTTAGACGGTTCAAGATATGGGTCATCCGGCTGAACAATTACTGAATTTGCAATGGGTGTAGCAGGTGGAAAGGCAAAGACCTGCCACACCCCAGCGTTCTCTAACGCTGTCGCAAGGGTTGACCTGAGGGTTGTAACGGCAACCGTCATTAGCCAACCAAGCCGTTAGGTGATAAATGATTTGCTAACAATCCTCGTAGCCTTGCGAGGACGGTGTTCCCCATGCGATAAGGTGAAGGTTGAAAATCAGGTGAAATGCCACCGGCGTTGCTTGCTTGTCTTGCTTGCCAAATGTCAACTGCCAGCATTGCGCTCGCTTGACGAACCTCGGCTATTGTTGCATAGTCAACATTTGTTGACGCAGATATTGTGCCATAAGGTCTAACTAAATGTTTTAGTTCTGTTGATACATGACTAATGACATAAGAAACTGAATACTCGGTAATTTTTGTAATTGTTTTATTTCCACCGTTATAGTGTGCAGCGACATTTTCAACAGTTATTATATCGCCAACTTTCATGGCATGAACAGTATCTGTATATAAAGTTGCTAAAGTAGTTGTGCACTCTTTTGCAATTACATTGTAGTCGTTAAACCATAAATAGCCTTTGACAATGTTTTCGGCAGCCTGACAGACTTCTTCCACTACTGAGTCAGAATATAAACTTCCAATTCCAAGTAGTGTGCGAAGTTCTGCTTTTGTAACATAGGTAGCCGGCAAAATTATGTCCTTTCTTAAAGTAAAGGGGCGAAGGCTTCCAACGCCCCTTTACAGGTGATTCCTATGAAGGAAAGTTTATGCAACCATCCACTTGTAAGCACCGGCAGCAACTTTATTAGCAATTGCGCCATAGCCATAGTAAGAAACTTCAATTTGTCCTGTTGAGATTAAATTGGTTTCTAGGCGGTACTTAGTTGATTCATACCATGTGTAAGAAGATGGGTTAATGATAATCATTGAATTGTCGCCTGTACCTGATAATGCGCGTGATACGCGTAGGTTTAAGCCACCAATGTTACCGCGAACATTTGTAGGGGTCAGATTTCCTGAAGCGTTCTGAGGATTGATTGTCTGAGTAAATACTGCTCTGTTTGAGCCATCTACTAGACCCATCAATGCACCCCATTGCTCAGGTGATACAACAATGTTTTCAGCAAAGCCAAGTGTGCCTGAATAAATAGACACTGCTGCATCTGAGATGAAGTCTTGTATGTTTGCTGCTGTCAATGTACGGTTTCCGCCGTCTGTACCTGCTGTAATTAACGCAGAACCAACAGCAGTATCAGTTGCTTTAGCATAAGCAAATTCCATTTGGCGTACTAACTCTGAGAAGAACGCTGGAGACGATCTGTCCAACAATTCTACTGAAAATTTCTGGCTGCCAGCGTACTTACCAACACTTACTGACAAGAAGGAAATATTTTGATCTTGCTCAGATGGTGCTGCGCCCTCTGCTGTTAATGCAACAGATGGAACTTGAGTAAGTTTTGGAATTTCAAAAGTCATACCTGCATCTGGCAGTGCTGCTGTTGAAATAGAGTCGATAAATGGACGGTCAGCATTTGAAAGAGGGTTAATTACCTCAGTTAGTTGACGAGTAGGAATTAAACCACTGTTGTCAGTTGTATCTGCTGCTGCGCGGATGTATGAACGAGCATCCTCATCATTTAGATATTGTGCACGAAGTGTGTTCTCTAAGAATTTTTCTTTTGAGAACTCAAGGCGTGGCTTTGTGTAAATTGCTGCTGTTACTGTTGGGCGAGAGGCTTCAACCGCAGGGGTCTCTACTACCTCACTTGCAACAGGTGTATCAGGTGTTGTGTTTTCCACAATTTCCTCATTTTCTGTTTTGGTTTCGGTTGGTTCTGCCTCTGCGCTTGACGCAGCGACTGAAGTGACGGCAGCACTCTCGAAAGCGGCAGCCTGTACTAGGCTGACTTCCATAAGTTTTGCCGCACTAACTCTGTATATGCCATTAGTGTTTTTTCCTTTAAGTACTTCAACACCAACGCTTAATCCTGATCTTAAACTTTCGCTTGCCTCAATAAGGCTGTCAGTTCCTCTAGTTGTATTAGAAACTTTAAACTCTGCATAAATACCTGAGTCATCCTCATCAACCTTTTTCATGCGACCTATTGGAGATTTAGGGTCATGCTCAAGTAACAATTTAACTTTTGAAGGGTCATCAATTTGGATTGAACCTTTTTCAAATATAACTTTACCAACTGAAGTATTGCCAATTTCATTTTCAAACGGCACTATTTTCCCTGAGATGATACGACGAGACTCTGAAGCCTCTAAATCTGCACTAAAGTTAATTATTTCCATTTGGGCTTAGTTCTTCCATTTCTCTCGCTTGTTCAACAGTTATTAAATTAAGAGTTAGCATTTTTTCAATTACT